CCACCTCCCAAGTCCTCTTTCGTGAAATCATTCACGCTCACACCAGTAATGGTAAAATCTTCTGTGCTGTTAAACACGTATTCTACTCCTTGATATACAGAGAGTTCACTCGTCTCCACAGCATCGACGTATAAGGTAGCATTTGTACTTCCAGTCGCTATGAGGTACGTGTCACCCTGTCCAGATGTGGGTGTGGGTGGTGGTAAATCAATATTCAGTGTCAGATCTCGGATCATATCACCAACTGTGTTAGGTACACGAGCAGAAATTTCATTACCATACTCTTTAAATCGTTCTATCGGAATTTCAACTTGTTCAAAAGCAAACTTTGTATGTCTTCTAAATCTGGAAAGAAAGTGTGAATATTGTGGTTCTTCGGTGATCCACCTGTCCTGGATTCCAGTGGCTGCGAGTAACAGACGACCCGACATTCCTACTATTTGTGAGTAAAATTTTGCGAAATAAAACGATACAGTATTTTAGAATGAACATTCAGTTGCGAAAATTCAATCCAGCGAGCATGGAGGATGACCGAATATGTGTATTCATCGGAAAGCGCAACACAGGTAAATCAACATTAGTAAAGGATATCATGTACTATAAGAAACATATACCAGCTGGTATAGTTCTATCTGGCACAGAAGAAGGTAACCACTTTTACGGGAATTTTATACCAGACGTGTGTGTCTACGGTGATTATGATGGCGAAGCGGTTGATCGTGTTTTAACCAGGCAAAGAAAGTTAGTGGGTACCAGGGGTAAGAACAAAACAAATGGGGCATTCATGCTACTCGACGATTGTATGTACGATTCAAAGTTTTTGAAAGAAACACGAATTCGTCAATGTTTTATGAACGGTCGCCATTTTAACATCTTCTTCATGCTGACGATGCAGTATGTGATGGATCTTCCACCCGCACTTAGAGCAAATGTTGATTATGTGTTTATCCTCAGGGAAAACATCATACAAAATAGAGAAAAACTATATAAGTCATTCTTTGGTATTTTTCCCTCGTTTGATATGTTTTGTAAGGTCATGGACCAATGTACTGAAAACTACGAGTGTCTCGTACTAGACAACACAGTGAAAAGTAATAAAATAACCGATTGTGTATTCTGGTACAAGGCAAAGATCAGAACTGGATTCAGGGTGGGAAGTCCACAACTCTGGAGCATGCACAAGAAAACATACAACCCAAAATATTTGGAACAACAGGAGGCCGACGCAAAGAAGGCGACAAAGAAAACACATCTCACAATCACCAAACGAAAATAACGAATGCGTCACTCACCAATTTCAAAAACATAGTTATACATTAAATGTCTACCGACGTTCGGACTTTGAATCTCTCTGAAAACGATGACGGTATGGTTCCATTGACGACATCCTTCATGCAAAATAATCAAGCCGAAAAAAATGTGAGTCAAAATAAAGAAATGACCATGGATTCCACGCCAATTCATGACATCATGGGTCAGCCAGAGATGCCACTCGAACCACCAATGATGGAATCTGATCCACGAGTCCAGCAACAACAAATGATGGTTCAACAGCCCATGATGATGCAACCACAACAACAGCAACAGCCAGTTGCTATGCAAACTAAAAACCCCTTCAACCTTACTGATGAGCAGATGCAAGCCGTCGTCGTCGCGGCGTGTACTGCGGCTGCCATTAGTAAGCCTGTACAGGAAAAGCTCGCCAATTACGTGCCCCAATTCTTGAACGAACAGGGACACCGAAGCATGGTCGGTCTCGCGGCGACCGGTGCTGTGGCGGCAGGTATTTTCTATGTGCTCAAGCGTTACGCCTAAAAATAATACGTATACATCGCACCAGCAAACTGTGTGTTTGCGATAATCAACCCAATCGTAAATGTGGGTATTAAAAGACCGAGCGTAATTCCCGTGCTTTCAATACTCTCCCCGAATTCCGTGATACTCTTTTTGAGTTTTCTGTTTTGAAGATATGCGACGAAAAGTAAGAACGTCGAGATCGACGCGGTGATTATGTATCTGTAATCAACACCAAACTTGGAAAACACACTTGTGCCTCTTGCGATCAAGTTAATGAACAATGGTGTCACCACAGTCAATAAAACTGTGTTTACCCATTGTCTAACTTTTGGTTTCGCATTTGCAGTCAAAAGTGGTGCATACAAAGCTAAGAATGTCACGACCCAAAGTAAAATCAAATTGATGATATCAGATTTCATTTATGATAAACATAGATTATTTATCCTGGATGTGCTTACCACAAAATTTGGTCTTTTCTGGTATCTCTTGGTATACACCTATGGAAACGCACATGTTTTTGATTTTATCATAGTTTGACCAAAATTTCGTGCTATGTGAATATTCGTCGACCGTGCAATGTGCGAGTTCATGTATCAATACATGCATGATTTCGTTTGGCTCACCATTTATGCATAATCCTATCTCTCGACCCTTGTTTATGTTATAACCAACGCTTCCAGCCTGGGCACGATAATGCGCGGTGATAGGTATTTCAGTACAAAGTTCGCGGAATTCGTCATCACCTGATTGATGTATGTATTCTCGAAGAATCTGGTATCGCTCTCTTACTATACGCAAATTCTCTGGTTCTTTTGTGTTTAAAATTATATATAAGTTTACAATGATAAGAATAAGTGCGAGTATCATCTCTTATATACGAAGATAAATTTCGAGTAGAGTTCAGATACAGGGTTTCCATGTAGTGGTTCCCACGCTTCAAGTCTAAATCCTAATTTTTCTAAACGCGTCACGAATAAGTCTCTATGTGCTATGGGTTCCGCCTTTGCCCCGTGTTGATAGTATGGAGTGTCTTCGAGTTGTACGAATAACTTTTCACCAAAAGCGCCGTGACTCGTACTTTTCATTATAAAAAACGTGTCTTTTCCGTATGTTACAGGTGTTTTGAATATGATTTGCTGTGAATCGGGAATGATACCTATGAGCCTACCACCCGGTTTCATGCGTTTACTTATTTCTTTCGTGGTTTGCATGAACAATTCTTCGGTGTGAAAAATGTAGTGAATGGAAAAATTATAACACACGACGTCATATTTCCTGTTTGGTGCACTCGTGATGTCTCCGAGATAAAAATTAATGCGCATCTTATATACTTTGGAAGCCCGTGATTTAGCTTCCTCGAGTGCATCTTCGAGTGGTTCGCATGCACTTAAATTTACACCACACTGTTTAAACTTCCCTATGTCTCCACCGAAACCACACCCCACGTCTAACACGGCATCACCTTCTCGACACACGCGTGTTATGAGTTCCCTCTTTTCTTGGTTATGATACTTTCGTATCTCTTCCATCACTTAAAAGTTTAAAGCTTACTGTAAATATGAAACCTTTCCTTAAGTGGGTTGGTGGAAAAACGCAATTACTCGAGTCCGTCTTAGGTAGTTTTCCGAAAGAAATAAACGACTATCACGAGATATTTGTGGGTGGTGGTAGTGTTTTGTTTGCCGTTCTGGACCGTTGTGATGTGCGGGGTAAGATACATGCATATGACCTTAATGAGACACTCATAAACGTATACAAAGATGTACAGTCTCGACCAAAAGAATTACACACGGAAGTCATGAAACTGTTTAATGTGTATGACGGGTTAACCGGTACGGGCATCAATCGAAAACCATCAAACGAAGACGAAGCGACGACATCCAAGGAAAGTTACTACTATTGGGTCAGACACATGTATAATTCAAACGTAGGTGACCGTTCAGCCATGTTTATATTTCTGAATAAGACGTGTTTCCGGGGTGTGTTCAGAGAAGGTCCAAATGGTTTCAATGTGCCGTACGGTCATTATAAAACTACGCCACAGTTCGTGACACTCGACGAATTTGAAAAAATATCGAAGAGTATACAACGTGTCGAGTTCGTACACTGTGACTTTAGGGATGCAATCGCTCGCGTCAAACCTGGTGACTTCATGTATCTCGATCCACCGTATGCACCGGAAACAAAAACATCTTTCGTGGGATACACAAAAGATGGATTCGGAACGAAAGACCACGAGGAATTATTTGCACTGACAAAGTCGTGCGGCGCGAAATTTATGATGAGTAACGCGGGTGTAGAGTTGGTTCGTGTATCGTTTTGTGAGTACAACATATCTGATGTAAAAGCGAGACGGGCTATAAACAGTAAAAATCCAGAAGCGACCACGACCGAAGTGATCGTTCGATCATATGATGTGTTAGGTTTGACATAGACATAGTCTCTATATAAATGATTTCAACCTTTATATAGGAACATACACAATTTCAAACCAAAAGACGAGAATAATTGCGAAGCAACACCATGTTTTTTCAATTTTAAAAACACAAAAAACTTTTTTTATTTTTTTCTTTTCTTTTCAAAGAAGAAAGCATTGAAAAAAATAATTTTTTTTTATTTTTAATTTTGGAAATATTTACACGGAGTAAAATACAAATAGATATCATTCAGGTATACCCCCTATATAACCCCGTCAATTGGTTTAAAATAGATATACTAATTATTTATATTCTAAGTTTTTTGGTACTTTTTCAATTTTAAAAACACAAAAAACTTTTTTTATTTTTTTCTTTTCTTTTCAAAGAAGAAAGCATTGAAAAAAATAATTTTTTTTAATTTTAATTTTTAATTTTAGAAGAATCTCATAAAAATATTTTCCGGTAAAATGTTACCACAAGACCAATTGTAAACGTAACAGTGGTTATGACCATTCCCCTCCATGAACTTAGACTCACGAAGTGTACTGTGTTTCAAACCAACATCAAGTGTATTGTAAACATCGAACCCCGCATTGCGTGCGAGAATAGCCGCTGAGTTGAGTTCATCACCCGTGTCGTAAAACATATACGCCTGTTTCACACGAATACCAGTTTTGACGGAAGTATATGGGACGCAGTAATAACTCGTGACATGTCCCGTCTCATCTATGTATGAGTGTACCACGTCTTTCACTGAAATCAACCATCGCGTCACGTAAGCCTCGTCTATGACGGGTGCTACCGAATATTTAGACAAGTGTTTATTGAGTATGCGGGCTACACGCGGTACGTCTTTTTTCGTAATAAATGTGTGTGAAGTACCACCAATGAGACGATGTGGACGTTCGCGTTCTTGTGAAAATTTGGCTTTATTCAGTTTAGGTACATTGAGAAGTCTGTGCCAGTACCGCGTCTTTGCGATGGGTGTGGGTAATTCCGCGACGGCTGTATACACGGCTTGCCATATACCGATCGCATTAGCTCTTCTACGTATTTCAGATATGAGAAGAGGTGCGAGGCGCTTGTTTCGAATCGTATCGTGTACACATAGAAAGTTAATTTGTAGTACGTCGATGACTTTATCGTGTATTCTGTATTTCGAAGGTATACCCGAAATAAAACCGATAAGTTTCCCGCCATTTTTGGTTCGAAGTCCAAGATTCCAATTGGGTTCCGTCGCCCATTCCACAAACTCTTTCGTGTATTCGAGTGAAAAGTGTTCATCTCGTATGTAATGTGCACTCAGTAGATGCGCCGCTTCGTCTATGGAACACGCGGACCATTCATATTCTTCTGGGAGCTCGATGGGGATTTCACTATATGTCCTCGAAGAATCAATTTCACCTATATAGTCACGATGTGAAATTGGCATGGGTTGAGTGTTCCAAAACTCGTGCATTTGTATTAATACATGGGTTGTTTTTAACTTGGCTTAAAGTTTTAACACGAGTATCTATTAGAAAATGTCGCTCGAACAAGATTATACCACCGTACCCGGTCAACTTTATGCCTGTCTATCCGTGGTAGGACCAGAATGCCCACAAAAGAATGACAAGTTTGGTGTGAAGATTCGCGGTGCTTTCAACTCGCGTGATGAAGCTGCGTCTCACGCTAAGCGTCTCCAAAAGGAAGACGCGACATTTGATATTTATGTTGTGGACATGTACAAATGGTTATTGATTCCACCCGACCCTACTGCTATCGAGGACGTGCATTACACGAATGAAAAACTCGAAGCGTTGATGTCCGGGTACAAAGAAAACCAGCAAATGGCGGCAAAGATGTTTGAAGAGCGTAAGCGGGACATGATGGAGTCTGGCACGAATACGTTCATCAAGCCAGGCGACGAAAACTCGAAATACTACACGAAACCAGACGAAAAGCCAATCAGTCACCCAGCCGAAGTATTGGAACGATTGAAGAAGGAAAAGCCGGATGTCGATATGGAACAACTCATTAAGGAAGCGGATGAAATCGTCGCAAATGAAATCGAGGAACGACGATTAAAGCGTGAAGCTGAAGCATCTACGGAAGCAGGAATTACAGTAGCAGAAGACAAGGGTGAAGAAGTGAACTCGAACTAAATAAAAAAATGAGCATATAGTAATTATGTTGACCATCGCACTTAACGTGGTGACCATACTTATCGTGCTATACATATTCGGTTTAAACGTGAGAGACCGTCAGGTCGAAGAGCTTAAACGGAAGATGGAAGAAGAAGATCCATACGTATCAGCGACAGAAGTCGCGGAAGCTGCGTCAAAAGATCCACTGGTTGTGAGTCGTGCGTATTTCTTAGAATCGAGAGATGAACCAACGACAGATTTTAAAGGTTTCTCATCCTGGTCGAAGGATAACTGGTTGCATGGTTTTCCCCATGAAAAAGCCTAATATGAAGGCAACGAAAATGATAGCGTACGCCGTTTTATCGAGTGCCGCAAATATATCAATCTTTTCGGGTTGAAACTGATGATGCATGGGTGGTGGAGGAGGTGGATAGTAGTACATTGGCTCCTGTTCTTGATGTTCTTCCTGTCCACGTTCACTCTCTTTATCCATTATATCTGGGGTATATTCAATGGGATTTCCTATATCACTCTCCATTTATAATTTGGCGAATTATTTTTTTAAGTACATTATTCCTCATTCTCATCCTCATCTTCATACTCACTTTCATCATCTACGATGAATCCGGACAAATTCCCGTTTTCATCGGCGTCTTCCTCGTCATCGGAATCCGACACGGATTCAGAATCGGAGTCATAATCATCTTCATCGAAGTCCTCGTCATCGTCGTCGGTGAAATCATCTTCCACTTCTTCGAAAACTTCGAGTCGTTCTGGTTGTTTGGAAATTCGCCCTGAGCGTGTTCGTGTGGTACTCATTTGTCTATATTGGCATTACATCTTTAAGTCCTTCTATACGTGTTTTCAAATTCGGCATTTATCTTTACTATTAACTCGTGTATCTCGTCGATGACTGACGTGTCACCGGCTGTGTATTCTAATGCTAAATCTTCTAAATTTACTAGACCACGTTCCAGAAGTTTTCTAGAAATATCCTCGTGTGTGCTGTATTCCCTCGCCATGTTTATGTTTGCAAGGAATTCTCTGTATAGAACCTCACTCATTCCGGAATACTTATGGGTCTCTTTTATGAGACCGTCGAGTATGGTTGGAGTTGTACCTCTCTTTACGAGTTTAGATGACATGTATATCACTGCGATGAGAAATGCGAGTGCTAACATCTATAACTTACTTGTTATTTTATCTATAAGAATATGTGCGCGATTTTTGCATTTACACACGCGTTTAATCTCTTTTTTAGATATAGAAAACGTGGATAATTCATCACACTCCTGACACACGTAATCCGAATATACTGTATATTTTTTGATACCTTTCTCTTTTTTGAAGTCACGCACCGTGATATTGTCTCCATGTATCATATATTTTTGGATATAGTTCTTCAGTTCAGTTTTAATTTCATCACCCGGCTTCGGTGGTGGTGGAGCTCTTTTGGGTGGTGGTTTATATTTGACGACTTGAAGTTTATCTACTATTTTAGGTGGTAATTGGTGTTTTCTACCTGAAAAGTCTTTACAAAAACCATAAAAACGCCCACGCATGGTCTCACATCTACAAAAACACTTTTGAAATATAGAATCTCCGAGAATGTAAAACCATACATGGTTCGAACCGTGTGCCCTCTTCGTGTTTTCACAATACCTCGACGTCGTGGCGACGAGATAACTGTTTTTTTCCTTGTATATATTCTTGATCCGCGCGTGCCCTTGACCTTCAAGGTTTTTTCGTATGAATGATTCAATGAGTGCACACGCCTCCGGATCTTTGAGTTCATTCTTGAGCTGCGTGTCCGTGAACGAACCTTCGGTTTTCTTGGACCCCTCTATAATCTTTGGCTCTATATTTTCGAGTCGAAGTGTCGCCATGTACATGATTTCAACCGTTGGTTCGGGAGAGATACGTTCGAACATGGCGAGTGGTCCACATTTATACACGAAAACTGGGAGATATTCACCTTGTGTTTCCTTTCCGTTGTTACACTCACTACACCCCTTTCCACCACACTCCTTATGTGTTACCCACTTGTGTGAGAATGGCATTCTGAACCCACTTCCACGTGTGTTTCTTTCACTGCTCCCATACACAGACAAATCGACTATATCATTCCAATCTTTGGACCCATACACGAGATTGAGTGTACCTATGATATGTTCTCTGAGAGCGATGGCTGAATCTCTATTGACCGGAAAATCTGGCCAATTGATGTGTACACCCGTTTTAATAAAATCACCCACTGGTTTAGGTTTCGCTACAGAGACGAGTGCATTCTTTCCACCATATTTAGACACCTTATCACATATGACTTTACACACGCGCTTAATTTCTTCTATAGTCAAAGGGTCATCATCCTTGTAATCGAGATCCACGAAAAAGTTATATGCGTCGATGGTCTTTTGTTCGACGACATATACTTTCTCATTCGCTTTCACACATTCCACATATTTTTCATAAAAATCGGTCAATCTATCAAACGGCACTGAGAGGACTCCGCCGTCCATGAGCACGTGTGATGGATTGGGGTTCTTTTCAAAGAAGCCATGGCTTTTACACCACTCCCTGAACATACTTACCAATACGTAGTTTTATTCTTTTAATCTTCTTCGACTTCTTCGAAGTTGCGCCACATAGTTCGTCTATAAGAAATGTCTGGATATTCCGGTTCGTCTTCGGAAAGTTTCTTTTTTAATACGAGGAGTTCATACACTTTGTCTTCCCTGTGTTCCTCAATAAAGGCATTCGCTTTATTGGGTGTGTATGAATGTCTATCGACGAGCAGTTCATGTATTTGCATTAAAATGTAGTTCTTAGACTTCATTATTTAATAGCAAAGGATTTTCTATTCAACGATGTAACACATGCGTAAAATTCTGGATTTTCTAGAATATTCTTCATGATTCGTTCCCATTGTTTCTTTACCCTGAACTCTTGGATGGTGTCGAATGACATAAAATCATTTTCGTCGTGTGTGCGTTTGATTGGTTGTTTTTGTATCTTTTTTGCTATTGTTTTTTGTTTTTCATCGTTAAATTTCTTTATGAGTTCAAGTTGTTCTGGTTTCGTGTAATTCACGAAAAATACGAATACGTTATATTCGAGATCAACTGTGGGACTCTCCTTTACTGTAAATTTAAAGTCGGTGTATTCGCCCCGTTTTAAGGAGACCACACCACGAGTCTCTTCTTCAAGTTCTCGGAGGGCACACCGAATAGGATTAAAAATCTCTCTTCGGCGACACCCCCCGGTCACGAATATCCAATCTTTAAAGCGCTTATCTCTGACTGTGAGGAACCTTGGCTTGTCGCCCGTAAATGTTACCGGTATCGCGATTGCTTTATATTTTTTCATTGCGATGTCGCAAGTTATAATCGACCGAGATGTTAATTATCCGCTGAATCGGCAACTCTGTTAACGGGAACGGGTTCTTCGTCGTCGTCTTCGTCGTCATCGTCTTCCTGTTGAAGAACCTGTGGACGTGGTGGTGGTGGAGATTGTTGCGCCTGAACGAGTTTATTACAGAAACCTTTGATGCCTTCGATATCGGATTTCGCTTTCGAGAATTCATTGAACATGTAAGCCGTCGCTGCGATGCAAACGATGATGGCTACGATCGTCATGGTTTCACGATCGAATGACAACATATTTATGTAATAGAAACGTTGAATCTTTTTAAGTAGCTTCCTCGTGATTTATAGGAGCTATGAACTTTTCGAGTGTCCTGGATTTTGGATTGTACGTGAGTACAAAGACAAATGCCAAGAGAAATATATACTTCCAAATCATTTGTTATTAGTGTGTAAATAAATTTAATTCGAGTACATCAAACCACCCATACCGTTTTCGATGCGGAGGATGTTATAGTTCACGGCATACACGTCTTGTCCCGCGGTGAAAGAACCACCGGTAGACACGAGACGCGCGGAATCCAAACGACTGAAGTTGAGCGAACCCGTTGGTTGCAACTTGGAGGTTTCGAGGCAGAATGGGTACAAGAAATAGTTACCCGCATCACCTTCGATGGATGAAGCAGCCGTGTGATAGTACAGAGACGTTTCCGTGTAGTGTGGCACAGTTGGCTTGGAATCCGTGACATCCGTACCGTTAATTTGGAGCTTGATGCTACCAGTGGCGATACCCAAAGCCGTGGCATCAAACACGTTGGACGACGCCAAGAGCTTGATTGGATGGTTGAAGTTGAGTTCTTGCATAGCACTACCAGATGCGATGGACTTTTGGGTTTGGGTGACGACCATGTTTTGTGGCATGGACGCCAAAGTGGTGCGTTCATCAGTGTCCAAGTAGATGTACTGTGCGTGCACTTCATAATCATTCGCCACCGGCGTATTCCACGTGATACGCAACTCCACGTCGTGGTACTGGAGCGCAATCAATGGGAGCGCGGATTGCCAGTTCTCACAGAAAGAGAAACGAAGTGGGTAGAATCGAGTGGTACTCGTAGAAGAGCGGTCTGGACCCTTGCTTGTGTTTTGGGCCATGATGGTTGGTGCGATGTACTGGGAGAAATGGGAAGTTTGATCATCGATGACTTGTCCACCGATCAAAAGTTCAACCTTCTTGATTCTGCTCGCCCATTGCGCCTTGGTGAGCGCGGCTGGGGTACGTTGCGTAATATAGGCGTATCCGAGGAGATCACCCTTGCGTTCGAATCGAACGGTAGAGATACCACCATTGGTTGGGATGCCCTGGAGCACCTGGCGCTCCACAGTTTGGGCAAAGTTCGTGTGACGACGATAGCTCGAGCGGAAGAAGCTGACTTCGGGTTGGCCGACGAGGTGCGCATCTTGGGCACCGACAGCGACGAGTTGGGCAATACCACCAGACATTTTATATATAGTGAGGTTATTTTTTTAACTAGAATCATCTTTACATGAGTGTTCATTGTCATGTAAAGATAACGGGAGGATGAGTCGAACATCCGACTTTCGGGTTATGGGCCCGACACGCTAAACCACTGCGTCACCCCGTTTGCACCAAAGGAGATTTGAACTCCTGACCTCGCGCTTACTAAACGCGCGCTCTACCCCTGAGCTATTGGTGCTTGGTCTCCGTCTCGGGGTTTCGATCCCCGTACTTTGAGGTTAACAGCCTCACACTCTTCCGATTGAGTTAAGACGGAATGATCCGACCTAGGTGATTCGAACACCTGACCCATGGAGGGTTATATCATACTACTACAATCCATTGCTCTTCCAACTGAGCTAAGGTCGGATAAAGCTCCCACCTGGACTCGAACCAGGGTTATTGGATTCAAAGTCCAAGGTGATAACCACTACACTATGGGAGCTATATGGTTATTACCCTCTTTTTCTTTAACCTCGTTTACATATTTAAAATGATACATGACTAATGAAAATATACCCGCTGATACATTTGTGATCGTCATGGGAACGATGTTATTATGTATGGAATAGACAAGCGCGAGTACACTCGCGAGGAGATTCAAATGTAAAAACGAATAATTTATCGCTTTTGCGTCACTATTTTTATAGACATGCATGACCTCTGGTATAAACATAATGGTTATGAGTATCGAACTTATGAGTCCTAACACATCTATGAGATTCATTTCAACTTCTTTAATTCATCGATTTCTAGTTTAAGTTCCTTTATGGCTTCTATGAGAAGACCCACCATGTTCCCATAGGCCACAGAGTACGTTGTATCTTCTGAGCCATGCACGACTTCTGGAAGCACTTCCATGACTTCTTGTGCAATAACACCCGTGTGTGTTTTATCGTCACCTGTGTCAATCCGCTTATATGTGTATCCGTTTATGGAACATACTTTATTGAGCGCGTCATCAATCTTCTTTATGTCGGTCTTTACACGTTTATCTGAA